ATAGCACATGAAGCAGAAGCGCGTCAAGAAGTTTGGTGCGAGTAATTGAGGCACCTCCCTCATTTGCTACAGATGTAATTTAGCATGGCAGAGTGCCAAAAACAAGCCCCCTTGTGCCAGTTTGTGATACGGATTTCCGATCAGTCAGTTAAGTAAAATTAATAGACCGTTGATATCAACATTGCCTGCTATTGCACTGATGTCAATATTTCCAGTCGTGGTCTTAATATCGACTCCAGTTTGTGCCGATACTGTTGTTTTCCCAGCTACTGATTGAATTTCAGAATTTCCAACAAGTGTTCTGATCTGGTGTGTATTTACTGCAGACTGACCAGACAACAAACCACCTGGGACTTTCTTACCTAAAACGTCAACATGGTATGCGCCACCAATCTGTTCTTGTAAATCACCAAGAATTTTATGATTGATTGATCCAGCAGAAACAATATTTACAGATGCTCTCGGATCAAACTGTTCTGTAGATTGTTCAGAAACTCCAGTGGTTTTTCTTTGTCCCTCAATAACTTCTTCATAGTTTATAGCTCTCTGTGTAAGAGTTCCACAAACCATATCAATGGTTCCTTTTCCAGACTGACCTGCCTGAATCTTTACACCACCATGTCCCTGTATTGATAGTTCTTCTTCAGCAATAAGGGTAATTTTATTTGCTCTGATGGTATATTCAGATCCCCTTGCCTCATGAACAACATCACCTTCTGCTAGAACATTCCATGCTTCTTTGTTTTCTCCACCAGCATTATATTGAATAATTGATGGTTCCGAGTGAAGTTGTTGTTGTCCACTTGATTTGATTAGTAATTTACCACTACCAGCACCTCTATTAGGATCATGAATGCCAGTGATCAAACGAACAGTTCCTTTACTGTCTAATGTTAGAGCACTATCGCCTGGTCCATCGATTCTAAGTGCCTTTTCTCCATTTTCGCCAGGAAGTGTTCTAGTGTAAATATGAGCCCCATCTACTTTCATGAGGGTATTAAAATCCACACAGTCTTTGAGAGACTGTGTTTCTGGTTTTGTTTTTGGTTTAGCAATATCCGCTGCAAGAGATTCTGCTGCCTTAGCATTTGATGCTGACAGATAATCAGCGGGATTAGAAGGACCTGCCATGATTTTTTATTAAGGACAATCTACATAACGACCAGTGCCAATCTTAGTAGCACCAATTTCTACCAACTTACTCTCTGGTAGACATGCCAACGAAGGCATTAATTTTGCACCATATCCACCACCACCAATAATTACCACTTTAGGAATAGATTCAAATGTTATCTCTCTATTTAATACTCTTCCGCCAATAACAAATCCATCATCGTTAATAATTGCCTCTGCAACAGTTGGATCATCATTAATGTAAATTGTTGGAGCAGTTTCATATGCAGCACCAGGACGAATCAGTGTAAATGAATCTATGATACAACGAACTCCTTTCTTTTCTGGAAGATTTTTCTTATAACCATATCCACCAGAGATAACTCTAATCTCAGAAACAAAACCTTCATCATCAAGGAGTGCTGTTGCAGATGCGCCAATACCATTTCCGCCAATAGTTACAAATGGTGGTTCAGTATAAGGTCCACCAGGAGTTGCTACAGGGATTTCTATAATTGAACCACTTTCATCAGTAATAATTTCATCTTCATTGACGATTGTGAGGGTTGGTCCAGTGTATACATTTTCAATTGTGTCTCCACCTGTTCCAGGATCAATATCTTCAACTGATAAATTACGCAATACAAGAACTTCAGCAAAAGCATTTGTTGTGTTAATACTTAAAGTTAAAACCTCATCAATATCAGATTCATAGTCATCTTCGATACCAACAGTAAGTCTTGCTTCAGAGTTATTAATTACGAATGTTGATGACAAGACACCACCAACAATGTCATCTGTGGTAAAGTTTTGAGATAGTCTATAACTCAAAACTGTTCCATCAGCAACATTTCTCGTTCTAACAGTGTAGATAATAAATTCACCAGATTCAACTGTAGTTCTATTTGCAGTAACATTATACCTTGGTGTGGTGTCATCACCAACATTATCAAAATCTTCTTCTGGGTCTGATCCTACAGAAGATTCTATGTCATCATTAAGTTGATTTATAATTGTACCTGGGGTAGGTTCAAAATTTTCATAAGGATCATGGTCCTCTACAGTGTTTCTAATTCTCTGCGTGATTGTACATGTTGCGACTGATTTTTCAAATCGCGATGAAATGTCGGTATCACCTGTAGGACTGTTTAACTCAATTCTAACAAAAAACAGTTCATCTCTCTCAGTATCATCACCATCACTAATAGTTCTGATGCTAATTTCCTTCTCAGTTTCTCCAGGAGCAAATCCAACAATGTCATCTACCATTGTAAAATCTACATTAGGTGTAGCAGAAGAACCATCGAGTGTTCTAAAAGATACTGATGATGCTTCTTCTAAGTAACCAGATCTACTGATAGTAAATACCGCATCTTTCCCTTCAAGAACCGTAACATCATCAATGCTATAAACAATTTTCTTTTTATATGTTGAACTGTTTGCATTATTTGTTGGTCTCTGACCATAATTTGTATTAATTACACCACCTCTAAATCCAACTCTGGTTGTATCTAGTTTTGGTCCTTCATATGCTTCACGGCAAACGTATTGATTATAATCAGCACTGGTATCTGGGAACAAATCGTTGTCGATAGCATCCAAGATATCGTCCAAAAAGTCTTGTTTTTTCTTCTTCTGTTCCCCATTTGTGCATTCTGTATCTTCTTCACTGCACTTTGGATCTGGTCCAGTACAAGTAATGCCAAGAAATTCAAGAACTTTTGCAATCGCACCACCAACCATGTTCAAAGCACTTGCGATAGGACCTAAGATTTCTTGCAATGGTCCAAGAATTTTACCAATTAAATCCTCCAAAAGTTGCGTTAATTTTGCAAGGATGCCATTTACCATGGCATCAATTTGACATGCAACACTCTGATAGATGTCGTTAATGATACCCATCAAGAAGTTTGTAATCCATGCAACAAGTCTCTCACCAATGTCTGCCATCTGACATCCAAGGTCTTTCAAATTCTTATTGAACCACTTAACAATTGGTGTTAATACATTACCTGTTCCATCTGGTCTTAAAACTGCTTTAATCAGTTTCTCCACACCTTCGGTAAGTTTTTCAATAATATATCCCTTTACTTTAGCAATAAAGTGTTTGATTACTCTTACAAACTTGTTTGTGTATCTTCTAGCAGTATAAGCTGCATTGTAAATTCCACCAGTTGCTTCACCAACTAGATACGTACCAATATTTCCTTTATTCTTTTGAACTTCAGCAAGAAACTCACCCATAATACGAGTGGTTGTTGTCTTAAGATCTTCTGGTCCACACTTCTTTGCTTTCTCTTGACACCAATCTTCTGATGCCTGTGATCCCTCAGTTAGTGGTGCATATTGTGCAGGAACTGGGGGAGGATCATAAGACTTAGCACATCCCCACGATAATTCTGTTGAAGTTTGAAGTGCTTCAAGTCCTTCTTGATCTAGACTAAAAGCAGCAAACCCATATTTACTATTTCCAAAAATTTGCTTGGAATTAACGCCAAGGTCTATTTCCAAACCCTGACTAAATGACAGGTTTGTTTCTGCAGATAGTTCTGGATCAAATAGTAATGATCCTGCCTGAACTCCATCTTCTGCTTTTTTTGGTTCTCTCTTTGAAGGTGGTTGTGGAGTTTGAGATGATGCTTGCTTCTTGGGATTAGCAGGATTTGGAAGACCGTCTTTATTGACATCAATGTCAGGGTCAATAAAAGTAGTAAAAGAGTTACACTCTCCTGGTTTATATTCTTCAATGATCCTGGTGGCACCAGGGGTCATACCAATTGACCCCATAATCATTGGTTTTTGCTTCTCTGGATCTAGGTAAAAACCAATAACCCAAGATCCTTTTTTAAGTTGTGAATGCGCTCCCGTCTTATTTCCGACGTTAAAAGGAACCGTTACAGGCATCATAACAGATGCCCATGGAAGATCATCTGTAGGAACAGTCTCACAATCTTTGAGATGTTCTCCTACAATACGAACTTTATAACGGTTTGCTCCTTTTACTTCAGGATCTTCACGAGAAGATTTTTCTACTTGACCGATCCACCAATTGAATCCGTCTCTCCCCATGCGATACTCAGGGATCAGATTGGAAAACGCATTATCCATATCAATTAATCATCGTATACTAAGCACTCTGGCGCACTTGGATTATTGTCGCAATACAGCTCCAAAGGAGTAGGATCGTGATGATCACCCGCTTCAATGTCTGCTTTATGGTTTTCTGCGTATGATTCTAGTTCTTCTAATTCGCCTTCAATATGACGACGGCGTTGTGCAGAAATTTGAGGATTAGCAAGTTCTTCCTTATCTGCCTCAATATGCTTCTCGATACTTTCCATTTAAGTTACCTCCGTATACATTATTTATTATGCCAGTATTGTATCAGTATTGAAGTCATCACGCAATGAACCGTCACCTTTCATGCCGAAACTGTCTCTCATAACAGTAACAGTTGTAATAACCTGACCATTTGCACCCTCTGTCATTGCATAGTTGTGATTTATCTCTTCAATTAAATATATACCACTAGTTTCTAAATCCCATGGTTGCTTACTAGTTTCTTTGTCAGATAACTTTGTTCTGATTCTGATATCGATTCTATCGCCAGCACACATTAATGGGTTTCCAGCAATTACAATTCTACCAGTTTGGTTTTGCATCATGCTATATCTTGTCACTGCCTGAGTAGCATAATGTTTCTGCCAATCTGCATATGGAGATGGTTCGCTAGATCCATCCGTATCATTTGGAGAAGCAATTCCAGGTTTATTGTAGAAACTTTCATGATCCAAATAAATGGTCATGACTCTAGTAGGAAGACTAGACAATTGTTTTTGAGTTGTTCTCAACCCCTCCATCTTTTCCTGTCCGCCCAAGTGCTTCATCTTGTCATATGATTCTTGCAAACTATAAACATATTCTTCATATTGACCTGTAGAATGATTAAAGAAAATAGCAACAGATGAATACTTGCCTTTTCTAAGAGACTTCATGAGATCGACGTCAGAAGCAAATGATGCTTGTTCAATACGATTTCTTGTATCTTCATTGTCGGTTTGATTGGCAGCACCTTCAATGAATGGTCCCCATGTTGTCACTTCTTCATTCTCATTGTCACATAGAAAATCAACAGATCTTAGGTTATATCCCCTATTAGACTCCCAGAAGAAATATCCAGCACTACCCTCCACCTTTTGAGCACTGGCAGAAGACGCATTCTTTGCTGTTCCAGTTCCATTTGCTGTTTGCCTTACAGTTTTTGGTACAAGTTTAGCAATAATGTCAAATGGTCTAGTTCTTCCAGTAGTAAGTTTATGCTGGAAAAGACTGGGTTCTGCAAATAGTTCTTTTTCAGATTTTAGTGCTTCCTTTAGAATAACATTACCAATGATCTCCTCGGTTTTTCCAGATAATGTTCTAGAAATCACTGACGCTTCATTAACAAGTCCTTCTTCAGAAATCAATCCCAAAGTATATGTTTGTGTCTTATTGTTTGAAACCCTATTTCCAATTCTCCAGACCCGAAAAATATATTCAACTGGTTCATCCGAAAATGAATGCTTGATAATCATCTCAATTCTTTCACTTCCTTGCAAAGGAGGTCTCTTCAGTTTTCTATCTCCAGAAAGCAATCCAGCACTATCAACCATAGTCATAGTGCCTGCTACCATTGGAGTGACAATGTTTTCATAATAATCAAATGAATAGATCAATTTTGAAATGTCAATAGGCGCAGATGCTCCAGCAAGAAATATGACTGCTCGCTGTAGGATAAAATCCTTGGATGATTGTAAATCTGCCATATCAAACTCCTATGGTAAGTAAACGCTGCCAAGCAGAGTATGCTAGCAACCCAGCATCTGACATCATTCCAGAAGTATGAGTGTGCATCATCATTCCACCTCCTCCACCATCATCACCTTCAGCTGCAACTGAAGCTGATGGAGCATTTACAATCGTTGTTGTATTACCACCAGAAGATGCTCGTGGTGAAGCAGTTGTTGCCGAGTCTGTTAATAAAGTATCCGAACTTTGACTAGAACCTGGTGGTGCTTGATATGACGCACTCATTCCAGAAGCAGAGAATGCAGATGCAAAAAAGTCTTCTGGGTTTCCTTGTGGTTGTGCTGGTTGCATGTTGCTAGCAAGCATTGTGTCACCAGTACCACTAGATTGTCCACCACCAGCAGAAATATTACCACCTCCATCTAATGCACCAACAATTTGTGCAGCTCTATCTGATGCAGAGAAATCTGTTTGATTGAGAGGTCCAGCACCAGCATATGGAGGAGTTGACCATGGAACGTCAAATGCTACACCGTCAGTTGTATCATTATAAGTTGGTGATGCTCCAACTGGTCCAAAGTGTCCCCCTCCTGGTGCGTGGTTGCCAACAGATGTAAATCCTTCAAATTCATATGGACTATAACCTGCTTGCTTCAAAGCATTAAATGCGGTGATTGCTTGTGCTCTAGTTTCAAAACTAAAGTGGTCGTGAGCATTTGATTGAAGACCATGCCCACCACGATCATATCCTGGTCTATTTGGGTTACCATGCAACCATTGAACAACTCCACCAGTTCCACCAGAACCCGATTGCTGCTGATTGCTGCCACCGCCACGATTAATTCTTGGAGCTGCCGTTTCTCTGGGAGATACCCTTCCCCCTTGCTGCCTCGTTTGAGTTGTTGTGTTGTTACTCATTCGCTGGAATCCAGCATTATTTTGTTGTGGTCTTGCGGCAACTGCTGGTTGTGCTGCTCTCTGGTAATTCTGCGCTTGCTGTTTAATTTCTCCAGTTTGAGCTCCTTCCCTATTGACTCCAGATGTAGTAATATTTCCATTCAATCTAACAGCATTACTATCTCCCATGTAGATAGCATTTGGATATTTTGCTCGGATGGAAGTCACTGCCTGTGACGAAAGATGTAGAGGATCATCCTTATCATAAACTGCCTCTATAACCTCAACACCCTCTTGTCTTGCAGAATTTTTAACAGCATCATGAACTGGTTTGAATCTTCTATCGTTTCCGTTAGGGGGAACTACTACAACATTATATCCCTTATTTTTCAGATTCCTGATGGCAGCAGTCATGTCTTGCGCTGCTCCATATGGATCACTGTAAGTATTTGTTCCACCAGCAAGAACAACAGTCTGTCCTGCTCCTGCTCCGTTTGCAGGAGTTAGTGTAGGACTATTCAATCCACCACCTTGCTGGAATCCTTGACTTCCTTCACTAAACTTCTGCTGTAGTTCTGAAAGTGATTTTACTGGTTGCCCATAATAACTTCTCCCACTCGCAGTTGGAAGGGAAGCCCATTCTGGAGCAAGTAAACTAGAAATTCTCTGAGAGAATCCTTCAGTTGCAAGCATTTGTGATGTAACCCCTCTTCTCCTTGCCAATGCAAGAGCTGCTCTATCTTGAGCTTCATTAGTAAAGAGTTCGTCTGGTTTTAAATCACCACTTTGAATCAACCCTTCCAGAGTAAAAGGCATAAACTGATATGCCCCTGTTGCTTTAGATCCGCTTCCATATCCAGGAACAGCTCCACCACCTAATCTATCTGGAAGTCTACCTGTATCTGCTACATTGATTACTTCTTGAACAGTTAGTTTACCCTCTTCCAATTCTTTAATTACATTTCCACCAAAAATAGTGCCATAACTTTTTTCGGTTCCTTCAGCAAATCTTAATGCTTTCAATAGTCCAGCTTCACCAGCAGATTGTGCGCCAGGAGCACCAGGAGCACCACCACCGCCTCCACCAGCACCACCGCCTCCACCAGCACCGCCGCCTCCACCAGCACCGCCGCCGCCGCCAAAAATATTTTTCAGTCCTGGGAATGCGTGCTCAAGCATATCAAGCACCATATTTCCAGTTCCACCTTTCTTACCTTTGAGACCTAATGGGTCGCCAATTCCAAATTTTTCCATGGACATGGCAATCGCATCAGCAAGACCTTTATATTCTTTTGGTTTACCATCAAATACATCTTTAGCATTAGCAGCACCACCACCAAGCAAACTACCAAGACCACCTAGTCCACCAGTTAGCAAACCCAAACCAGGAAGCATAGCATTAAGACCAGGAGCCATAACACCAGCTGCCTGTGCAATGCCAGAAACAGATTGCACTGCTTTCATAGGATCATCTAGTGGAGTGATGCTAAGCATCTCTGGATTTCCAGGTTCATTAAAAGATCCTTTCAACCCAGGCAGATTGAATGGCATATCATTCTTTTTAGGAATAATATGTGCTCCTTCTGCAAATTGTTGGCGATTTGCTCCAGTTACAGCATCTGCTGCACCACCAGCAAGCATTGATCCACCAACACCACCAATAACAGCACCCAATAATCCACCAATAGCAGTTCCAAGACCAGGAACAACAGATCCAAGTGCAGCACCTACAGCAGCACCTTTAGAAGCACCAGCAACACCACCAGCAACAGATGCAGCAGTTCCAATACCAGCTTGTGCTAGATTCTGACCCGATTCCATTCTACTGCCAAATTCCATTCCAGCAGTAAGCAAATTCGCACCAGGAATACCCCTAGCTGCTTTGCCCGCCAAACCTGTTGCACCTTTAGCAAGTGCTCCTCCACCTGCTGCTGCTCCACCCCTGGCAAGTGCTCCTCCACCAGATCTCGCTAACGATCCTCCCATTGGTGTCACGCTTTTACTAATTGGTGTAACATCAATAATCTGACTACTTGCAGGCAATGCCCTCATTCCCGCTGGTGGCAATGCTCTTGGTGCTCCAGATGCTGGTAATGCTCTTGGTGCTCTAGGTGGCAATGCTCTTTGACGCATACCTGGCAGTGCTCTTGATCCAGCTTTTAGTGCTTTTGGAGCAACTTCTCTAACACTAACAGGATAAATCGGATCTTGTCTCGCTAATCCACCTTTACTTTGAGGTAATGATTTTCTGTTGCTACCTTTTAGTCTTTTATTGTCTCTTCCTCTTAATCTCTTACGTCTTTGCTCATCATTCTGTGCCCCATCTGCCTTAATAAGAACATCAGCATGTGGGGGTCTCTTAATCCTCAATAAAGCAGTAACTTTATCAATGATACTAAATCTTAGTGTTTGATCTTTATCACTTTCGTAATCTTCAGAAATTGTGACAAAAACCTCTGCTCTTCCCTTATTAAGGTAAAACAGTCCGTTTGTTTTACCTCCTGCAATGTCCTCTGGACCAAAATTATTAGAAAGGTAGTATGATCTGACAGTTCTATCCGTAACACCCGTGGCAGTGATTGTAAACTTAATTACATCCCCTGCTCTGGCAACTTTCTTGTTTGCCCTAACCCTAAATTCCCTTTTTTGGGGTTCTAGGTCTAGTCCAGCAATATCGTATGCAAATCCTGCCATTGGTGGTTACGTCTCTTGTGCTTTTTTGAGTTCTTCAAGATGTTGCCTTAATAATGCTGTGTAAACATCTCGTTCCCACGGCATTAAATCTTCAATTTCCGTCAAGCTATATTTATGAAACTGCATCAAGGCAAAGTTGGTCTTATAGTACCCCTCCAGAGACATATGGAAGAGACTTATCCGAAAAAATTTGCTAGTCCCTCAATTACGTAATCACTCACAACTCCAGTTTTTGAATTTTTGACTTCAAACTTATGTGACAGTTTTGGCGATGTTTCAAAGAATTTGCCCAACTTATCAAACTGCTCTCTAGTCAAATCATCAAGAAATTCCTTAAATTCCTTCTTGCTGGTAGTTGACTTATCATATACATCATCACCTTGAAAAATTTGATCAATAGAATCCGAAAGAATGTCCATTGCCTCATCATCTGCAATTTTTCGCAAAATAGAGACATTGATAAAAGTGTCAAATCCAGGATATTTCATAATAACGCCAGTTTCGTCATCAAGCATGATTTTCTTATCATGACCCTCTGGGAACTGAACTTCCACATCACCAAGATCAATAGTTACGCTTTCTGTAGTTTCATTGTCATCTCTACAAGTAACAATAAACTCTACCGTATTACCAACAGAAACAGATCTGATTTTGAGATAAATGTACTCTAAATCAAATATTGCAAGATCTGTGATCTTGATTCCTTTTGTAATAATACAATTTTCCAACAAAGTGCGTAAAGCTTCCTTTACACCATCTTCTTCTCCTTCTTCGGATGCGATCAAAAGGACTTTTTCTTCTTTTACAGTAAATGGTCGAATTTTAATGCTTTTGCCTGTGGAAGGCACAGTAATGCTGTAAGTAGGATAACCAATCTTCGGTAATGCCATGATGTTCTCGTTCAGTGATAATATTTAGTGCGACTTTTTTAGTCAAAAATTGGCGGAAAAAATTTTCCCAGTTTTATGGAATCGAAAAGTCAATTTTAGGTTCCAGATGTCCCAATATATCTTCCTTCACTATTGTACAGAGTATTTACCTTCTTATATTGTCTGGTGCTATCATCATTCATGATAACATAATGTCTCTCGTATTGGAACTGTGCGGTGACTTTTGTCACTTGAGTAGAACCATAAGACAAAGGCACTGCATCAATTTCAGATGGCCAGCAATTCTCCATCACATATACAATTGGACCTCTTTCATTCATACTTTTTGGACCTGGCTCTGTCTTAACAATTCTAACTTCACATCTATATTCATCTGGGTATGCTAATTTAGTTGGTCTACGTTTGTTCAATCTATCAGTAGTTCTGAGACCTTCAACACTATTAGCATTCAAAGGTCTTACATCATGCTCACCAAAAATAAAATCATTCCATGATTGAAGAAATTTCAATGGCATTAGATCAGCAGTTAGAATGAAACCAAGTTGGAAGGTGCTGAATGTACGAGTAGATGCATAGTTTGCTTCTCCCAGACCTAGGTATCTTCCCTTCATACTAGTAGTTGCTGTACTCACATTAGGAAGTTGTGCTTCATCACACAAAAGTTTAATGACTTCTTCGTTATAGTAGCTAGTGACTGCTGCTTTAACTTCTGATGTCAGATTAAACTGCACATCATAGCTATTACTTGTTGCGATACCGCCACGATCAGCAATCTTTTTTAAGAAGTTGTCTATAGACACACTAAATACCTATGTTGGTCCAACTATATTTATGGCATACTCTGGATTTTACAAACCCGTAAATCCTGGCAAGTATCGTGGCAATCCAACTCGTGTTATCTATAGATCACTATGGGAACGAAAGTTCATGGTGTTCTGTGATAACAACCCCTCGATAGTAGAGTGGGGGAGCGAAGAGGTTATTATACCTTACCGTGCTCCCGATGGTAGAGTGAGACGATACTTTCCAGACTTTTACATCAAAGTAAAAGAAAAAACTGGTAAGTTAACCAAATATATTATCGAGATTAAACCCAAAAAACAAACTAAACCCCCGAATGAGAAAAACAAAAAAACTGCTGCCTATCGTAATGCTGCTCTGACATACGCAAAGAACTACGCAAAGTGGTCCGCTGCGCGTGAGTATTGTGAAGACAGGCAGATGAACTTCTTAATACTTACCGAA